ATTATTTAAAATTGTATCACAAATTGCTCCAACAATTTTTATCTCTGGACGGTCTTTATATAGTTCATAATAATAATTATAAAATTGAAGGACATTATGAATAAAACTCTCAGTGTCTTTGTCTGCATCAAGCTCGTGTTTTATTTTTTTTACATCTTGTTCAATGCCCTCAAATCGTTTGTCTATTTTACTATCAAGACGCTTGGTTATTAAAAACACAAGCAAGGGAGTTAAAATTATTGTTGTAATTTGTTTAATTATTTCAATTATTTCTGCCATTTAAAATCCTTTAAACCGTGTGGTACTCTTGATCATCTATTGGAGGCTTTTTTGTATATTCTTCTAAAATTGTTATATACCACTCATCCCCTTGTTTTTCTGCCTCTATTATTTGCCAATTTGTTATATTACAAATTGTAATACTCTCATTCTCCATACTTTTTAATTCTGGCAGACAATAATCAATGCCATTAATTCTAACATTATTTTCGTCAATCTTTTCTAGGTGTAAATCTCTATGTGATAATATTGGTGAAAACTTAATCTTCATTTTTTTTTCTCCCTAAATAGTATAATATCCTATAGCTATCCATGCCAGATCTGTATCTGTTCCAGACGCTCTACTAAAAGCATCAATAATTCTGGCAGTAAAACCAGTGCTAGATACATTAGTTGACAAACCCCAGCTCGCTCCAGTTGACCATCTAAAAGTTCCAACGTGCACGGCAATTGGATAACTGCTACTAAAAGATGCTGGAAAGGTAATTGCTTTTATTCCTTCATAAAGACTTCCGTACGCATTAGAGCAAGCTATATCGTTTCTTATTTGTTTATTCCAACAAATTTGAAGTCCTTTTGTTCCGTCATAACCAAATCTCACATAATGCCCATTGCTATTACTGTCTTTAACAACAATGCCAGCACCCAGCTGTTGAACAATTTCTGATATAGTCCAATTTCCTAAAGTATAATATCGTCTTTCAAGGAGAATCATTGTGTTGCTGGATTTGTATGTGTTGGTTTGTGATAAAATGTTTTTTGAATCCACAGGAGTTAAATCTTTTATAACAACAAATGTTTTGTTGGGAATATTAAATAATAACTGTAAGTATTTATCATTAATATAATCAAAAACAACAAGGTTAATATAATTACTTTTAGATATTTCTGCAGCCGATACAATTTGTTGTTGTTCTGAAACCCCTAAAAGTTTATGAGATAAATTACCGTTCTCTGCGTCTGAAATATCTAAAAGAATTAAACTGTTAGAAGGAGAGAAGTCGCTGTTTAACATTTGAATGATTATATAGTTTTTTGTTTGAACTGCAGTATAACCATAATTACAAGTAAATTCCGTCCCATATGTTAAATCTATACTACTTCCATAAACATAAATCTTTATTTTTTGATTTGTTTTTTGAGCGACTATAACATATTTATTTCTTTGCGGGGTATAAAAAACATTAGCTTTAACGACACTTGTTATTTCTGATATTGTTGTTTTTCCACTTGTCGTAAATAAATCAATTGTCAAGCTGGAATTAACAGCGCACGCATTTATTGTGGATGAAGTGCTAAAAATGTTTGTAATAATTTGATTATAATCAATGTACTGAGATATGTTGTACCTTGTTATTACATCAGAAGCATCTTTTTCCCCAAGCATTGGTTGACAAATACCACTAAAATAAAAACTACTTGTGCTGTCTGCTTGTTCTGCGCCAGTTGCAACGGGTATCCAATCAAAGAACACGGAAGACAAACTTACAACTGTAATTTGTAAAATAAAGGCAAGTTTCTTTGAGCCTTGATAATATCTAAATACAGGTGTATAAAATATTTGATATGAGGTGGCGGACGGATTTAAACAAATTAGATTGGTTTCATTAAACTTATCGTGATTAATATTTGCAGGTAAACTAAAGGAAGTATAAACAGTCCAATCTGATGCCTTAACTACATAAATCCTTTTTGTATAATTACTTATTGCTAAAAGATATGAAGTGTTTAAACATTGTGCCATACAATCATAACTGTAATTATAAATTATTTTAATTGCAGTGGGGCTTTCCAGTGGTTTATAGATATATGTATTTTTGTAGTACAAATTAACATCGTAGCAAGAACAATAAAGTGTCCCAGCGTATATAAAAAACTTTCCAGCAAGTTTTGCATACTGGGTTGTCCCCGCATCAAGATTTAAAGTTTGCACTAAAGTCCAGGAAGTTAAATTTGATGTTCTATAAATGTTAGGGTGGTCATAATTTTGATAAGTTTGATCATATTGAGAAATGACAACGTATAAATAACTTCCAAAAACAATTATGTCGGAAATTATATTGTTGCTGTTCCCAGAAATGGTGCCAACCGAAACATTAGTTAAACTAAATGTGTTATCAGTCTTTGAATAATACTTTATATTTTTTGTTCCTTGCCTAAAAACAACATAATTGCCAAAATAAACCAAAGGAAATGGCTGATCTAAAAAATTTAAAATAGAGCCATTTGTTTTACTCCCCTGCACGGCATTATATGCCTTTTGATAAACATTATTATCTAAAACAACTTTTCCGTCAGGTGTACTATAAAGCATCGCTGCCAGTGAATTGATATATAAAGCATTAACATTAATAGAACTAAGATTTCCTTCTGAATCTCTTATTTCAAGCATTGAAGTTGAAATATTGTCTGTTAAAACACCTTGAACTTCAAGCTCCTCCAACATTATCTTTTTTAATCTTAAATTACCATAGTCCTTAAACAATAAACCATCTTTGTATAGTTTTTGAATGGCAAGGTACTTCCCTTTGTCTGTTGTCTCTTGTGCCAATCTTAAAATGACTTCGTCGTCATCTTCATCAGTAAAAACAATGCTCTCTGTTCCTTCTTCGCCCATTAAAACAGTGTCTGTTGTTGGCACTTGAGGATTATTTATTATATCCAAATTTGTTGGATTTGAAGGAATTGTCTGTTCTGTTTCTATTTCAAATTGTTCTATTTCATTTATAACAACCGCAGTGTATTCAAAAACACAGTTCATATTTAAATTTAATGAGAAGGACTTTTTTGTTAAACAACAATAAACCGTCCCAATTCCATAAACATTATTTAATTTAATCTTGCTAAATAAACCAAAATTTATATAACTGCTAAATTCAACAATATAATTGCTGTGTTTATAAAGTTGTGCGAGAGCTTCAACCAGAGCCGAGGCTCGCACGGAGCTTTGAATATATTGCATTTCGTAGGACTTTATAATGTCCCCTGAGCCGAAGGAATTCTTTTTTAAACTAATTGAAGTTTTTATTTGTCCTTCACATTTAACTTGAAGTTTATAAATGTGTTGAGCAGTTGCCCCATTGTTTTTTATTTTAACAAAGTATCTGTTATCGTCCGTTAAATATTGTTCTAAAATTTCTATTCCACTGTCTTTTATAATGTCTAAAGTTGCAGAAGTGATGTTAAAAATATCAAAACTTTTCCCGTCCTTTGTATAAATCAAATCTAAATAAACACCTGCCTCATTATCTTGATAATATGCACCAGGAGCCAAAACAATATTGCACCTATACATTGTATTTTGATTTGAAACATCTTCAAAACAAATCATTTCCGAAAAAGTCTGGAGTTCAAAATATTTAACATCAACTTCATCCGCCTGTTTGTCCGAGACAGAGAGCGAAACTTTGTCTAAAATTTGATTTTCATTTAAAGTAAAATCAACTGGCAATGTTTGTTTTATTGACTTTAAATTTATTTTTAATGCACTGTCTGCAAAAAAAGTGTACCCAAGTTCAAAACAAAGTGTCTCAATAATCTCCAAAGGAGTCTTTTTTGATAAATCAAAAGTTCTTGTTAAAACAGTGTCGCTAAAAATTTGTGGGTAAGAGTCAATAGAAAGGTTTGCTAAAGAAAGGAGATCTGCCACAATATACGCAGTTGATTTATTGTTATATTTTTTTATTATTTTATATTTTTTTCTTAATAAAAATGTCAGACTTACTACATTAACACTTATTTCACTCGGAGGCAAATTTGTTCTTTTTACATTAAATTTGTTTTCAATAATTCCTGTAAAACTGTCCAAATCATTTAATGTTATACAACAGCGCACATTTTTATTTGCAATTAAATAATTATATAAATTTGAATTATATTTAAACCGAACGGAGTAAAAAGAGTCTGTGGTCTTCCCTTCAAACAAATTTATTGATTGAGTAAAGGTTGCTCCATTTATTATTTCATATTCAACCCATTGAGTCCCTTGTAGAATCTCCACTTTAACATTATTTAATTTCATTACAATCCTAATGCCTCCGCCATTCTTATTTCGTTTCTAATATTCAACGCTATCTCCCTCGCATCTCCATTTACATAACTATGTTCATAAAATATATTAACATAAATATCCCTCGCCCCGCTGGCAGAATATGTTGTTGTTGAGGTTGTACTGCCACTAAAAGGGTTCTCTGAGGCGGCAATATCAACTCCTGCCAACGCAGTTTGAACCGCACTATTAATTTGTTCCATAGACATCGCAGTCCATTGTACCGTCCCAATTTTATTCCATTGAAAAGACACTACATACCAAATCGTTTTTAGAAGAGCTTGAAACCCCACAACCAAGTTTGCAATTAATGCGGAGATAAAAATTAAAGGAGGAATTAACAGCTTCAAAATGGGGGCAATGGATTGATAAAGAACTGTAAAAACTGGTGCCAGGGCTTGTAAAACTGGCATCAAAACTGCATCTAACATATCTATTATTGGTTTTATTGTTTCTCCTAACATCGCAAACGCTTTTGTTTGTTCTAAAACACTCATAATTGCAGACAAAGGATCCGTTAAATTTATTTTAAATGCACTACTCAAAACATTCTCTAATTGTTTTTTATCTGTTTCTTTGCCTTCTAAGGTTAAATCTTTTTTTCCACCCTTTTTTTGTTCCTCTTCTCTAAAGGTACCTAATGCCTCTCTTCTATTTATTTCATTATTAATTTCAGCCAAAAGAGCTTCTCTTTTTTTTCTCTCTTCTTCTAAAATTTCCATTTGTTTTAAAACTTCGTCATCAATGTCAGAAAACATATTCTCAGTAAGTTGTTCAATTTTTTTATAATAATTATTAATCACAAGGGGAAACTCTGTTAAGGGTTTTGTTTCAACAACAACATTAACTTGCTCTGTTTTTGATTGTTGTGTTTGCCCTCCTGTTTCAGGAGACTCTGTCTCTTCCTTCTTTTGTTTCTCTTGAACTTGTTTTTTTTCTAATTCCGCCTGATATTCATTATATCTTTTTGTTAACTTTATTGCCTCTTGAGTGGCTTTCTCAAGTTCAATCCCTAATTTTATACTATCTCCAATCCACCCTTCTGCTATTGCTCTATCAAAAACCTCTTGTTGCTTCTTTTGATAAATATAATTGTATGTAGCACTCTTTTGTATCTCCACAAGTTCATTTGAAGTCTTTTTCACATCCGCCATTGCTGTAATAATCTTTGTAAAAAAATCAACCAATTCTTTTAATGCAGGAGCAAAGCTCTTCCCAATCTCTTCTTTTAAATCACTAAAACTCTGTTTTAATTTGTTCATACTCCCCTGCAAAGTTCCACCAACTGCCTCAGACGCACCATTCGTTCTTTCTTCCAAAACACCAAGAACCTCATTAAAACTCATCCCCTCTTTTATTGCCTCTTTCATATTTGGAAGGAGACGGGTAAGTTGCGTTGTTTGCCCTTCCTGCGCCTTAGCTAACATTTCCACACTTGTTTTTAAATCAATCCCAAAAGTAGCACTCATATTTGTTGCAAGTTTTGTTATTCTCTCAATATCTCCTGCAGAAATTCCCATCTGTAAACCAAGTTGCATAACATCTTTTATAACTTCATCCGATATTCCTGTTGTCTTCTGGAGCTCCCCAGCAAAGTCCGAAAATTGCCTGGTAAAAACCGAAAGACCCAGTGCATTCAAGGAATTTTTAAATTTAACTTCAACAACCTCCGCTTCGGCAAACTCTTTAACACACTCGGAAACAGCCTTTCCAACGGCAACAAAACCGCCTGCAATTGCCCCTAAAATTGGCAGAGACGCAGTGAGCCCAGAGAGCCCACTTGAAACTTGAGCAATTCCAGTGTTCAAATTCCCCAATTTTATATTTTCAAATCCCGCACTTAAATTGTGAGTTGCACTTTTTGCAGTTTGTTCCAATTTGTTTAAGCTATTCTTTGCACTGTCAACCCCACCGCTGTTAAATTTACTGGTAATTTTTATTTCAGAGCTTGCCATTATCCCCTCGTTTTATATAATTCTTTAATATATATTGTTTGCATCAAGTTTAAAATATTCATTGTGCAGTAGCCTTGCTTTAAAATACTTCCTTCGCAAGGAAAGTGTAAAAAACTTGCAGTCTTCCTTTCCGTGCACCAAAAAAATAAATTAAACCACCACTGCCACTTCAACCAAAGTCCCTCTAATTCACTATCATTCTCTGGACTACCTCCAGCAAAGACTATGGTTGCAAGGGTTTTTATTTCCCTCGCAACCGTTTCGTTAAAGGGATATTCGTCATCCACCCGTTTAAAACTTCATTATATAAAAATACACTTTTGTTTAATATTTTAACAACCTCTTCATTTGAAACAGGCTTTCCATCCTTTGTAAAAGTGTGTTCAAGAATACATTTGTCAAAAAGATCTTTTAAAATTTCAAGGTTTTTTTGAACATCATCTCCATACTCCTTCATTTCAAGAACAGTTGGTTCTCTTAAAAGAATATAGTTCTCATCATCAATATTTATTTTTATTTTGTATATAAACTTTTGTTCAAAGTCGTTTAATTCCATTAATCTCCCCTTTAAATATATTTTGAGCTTCTTTTGTTTACCAATTCAACTGTTATTAATTCATTTGTCCCATCATCAACAGCCTTTATTTCAAAAGAATGTTTTAAAACATCTTTTCCTTTTACACTAAAGTCCGTTCCAACTATCTGTGCAGAAGGAATAATAATCTTCATAGAATAATACAGCCCAGTTTCAATTGTTTCCGTACTTATAAATTCAAGTTCAATTCCAAATAAAGTGTCCGTTTTAAAATACGAAGCATATTGTGCTAAACTTTCATCGTTAAATAACATCTCACAATTTAAAATTATTTGTCTTTCCCCAGGCTGTTGTTCATAAACATAAAGACCAGTTAAATTTGTTTGAATATCATTTTTTAAATTATTTTTATAATCAAGTTCACAGGAAGTTATTTCAACTGCAGTAGAACCAAAAGTTAATTTACCACCCGAGAATAAAAACGGCTTTAACGCAGACTTTGTCAGAGTTGCAAGAGATGCACCTCCAGCTTCACTCTGCCCAAAAACATTTAAATCAACTTTAATAAAGTCCCCAGACGCTCCACTGATTTTAAAGTTGTCAATTTTACAGCCAGCATATTCAAAAACATCCGCAATTCTGTCCACTAAAACAGTAAGAGATGGAAGACTTTCACTCTCCGAAGTCTCAACCGCAGTAAAACTGTGCTTATGCCCACTCGTGCCCTGTGTTGCAACAGTCCCTTCTTTTCCAAGGGCTCCTGCAATAATAAAACCTATGTCATCAGGTCTTGCAAGGACACTAAAACCACCTTCCACACTTATCTTTGTAGTAATGCTCTGTGGCTCTCCTTTGGAACCGACCAAGACCCCTTCAGTCTTTTTTTCCCTTCCTTCTTTTAAACTCTCTGATAAAAATGCTAACTCCACTGTTGGAGTTGCGGGAGTTCCAAAAGTTGTTTCAACTCCCAATTGCAATTTTGATTTGTTTCCAGTTAATAACATTTTTCTCTCCTTTTTTTTATATTTCTTTAAAAAACCTTATATCACACGACAATATTTTTGTGTTAAACTGAGTGTTCTCCACCGTCTCATAAAATTCCATTTTATTTGTTTTACTATAATTCACCACATCTCCTAAACTATTATTTTCTTTTACAATTTTATAAAGGGCATTTGAATATTGTTTAACAATTTTGTTTGCATCTGCTTTTTTTTGTTTAATTTTAAATATTATAAAAATGGTGCAACCAACTTCTAAAAGGTCAGAACAATTTTCAAATTCATTAAAAATAAGTTCATTAACACACAAAATAAAATTAACTTCTTCCCCACTTAAAATATCAATATCACCTTCAATATATGAGGAGGGAGTTGGAATTGTTGAGCTTTCCCCTTTTAAATAAGTGGAAAAGTTGGAGGAAAAGTAATTTAAAATATTGCTTGTTATTTCTTCAATTTTCATTCATCCCCCAAAACCTTTTTTAAAACACTATCCACCGTTTTATCAACCAGGTCATTATATTTACCTCCATCAATCCAACGGTCTGCCAGCTCCATATATTTTTTTCCAACAATTCCTTTAACAACCTTTTTTTTAACAAAACCTTCTGGAGTCTCAAAATAAATAAAACCATTTTGTCTCCTGGAGCTCCTGTCTTTTGTCCCTTCATTTTGCCACTTTGCAATATATCTTGCCTTTATAATACCTATATTATTGTTCGTTATCTTTGACCCTATAAACTTTCCAACTTTATTGCTCCCATTAAATAATTTTTTAACCTCTACTTTTAAATCCTTTTTTACTGCAGAAGTTATCTTTGCAATAACAGCTTTATCAATTTTGTTCGCAAGTTTAAAATCAAGTTTCTTTAAAATGTTATCAATATTTGTATCTATAATTATTGGAGTCATCTTTTGTACCCCACAAGTTTTTTTAAATATTTTTCAAAATTTGTATAATTAATAAAAGTCCTCCCCATCCCGTCTGGAGCACTTATTCCAGTCATTCCAATATTTTTATTTGTTTGTAAATATAATAAAGTTGCAATTTCACAAATTGTTATTTTTATAATTGGAGGCAAACTGTTGCTATCAAAACCCCCATAAAAATCCACATAAACATCAATCCCTCTATAATTCCAAAAATCTTTAATTGTAAGGTAAATTTTATTAATTATAATATCTTCCTCACTTATCCCTCTATCAAAAATTTTTAATTCATTCACAGCATTAATATAGGCGGGGAGGACAATAAAATCATTATAAATGTTTTTAAACTTTAAAACATAATTTGTTTTGTTTAAAGGATAACCTAAAAACTCACTTATAATTGTTTCCGCTCCTTCAATACAGTTTGTTTTTAATGCATCAACATTTGTACTTGATTCATAATCATTCATAAATGTGTTAAAATAATTTAAAGTTATTAACATTTTTTACTCCAATAATATGGGGGGCTCTAACCCCCCACTTTTAATTTAAAAACTAACCACCAGACTTTGCAACTAACTGGAAGACATCACCAGCAATAATTGGTTTACCATTCATATAAAGTTCAGCTTGATAGTACACATTGGTATCACCTGCTTTTCTAATTGGGGTTATTAAAAGTTCAGTTGCAATTGCAACAGCATAGTTTGGCTTGCTAAACGCAACAACCATTACATCACCAGCAGTAGTTGAAGTAGGAGCATACCCACTAACAACAATTGGCACTCCGAAACAAGTCTTGTTTATTAGAATTTCATTTGTAATTGGATCCTTTGCATTTGTACCAACTAAAATATCACTCAAAAAAGAAGCACTCATTACAATTACAGGATTTGCAAGCTTTGACTTTGCACTAATTGCCAAATTTAGCAAGTCTGCAGGAGTTGGTTTACCTGTTGCAAGAGCAGTTGAAGTTGTGCCAGTACATTTAAAAACCCCAGTGAATTGATTATCACCAGTCCCAATTAAAGACTGTTTTAAAATTGCATCAGCAAACGCTTTTGAAAAAACCCCTCTCAATTGTGCTTCAAAATTTCTGTTAAATGCAACAGTTGCATACGAAACTTGTAAAAGAGATACAAATGGTTTTGGAATTAAATCAGACGCACCAAAAACTGCATCACTGTCAACACTAACACCGCCCTCATCTTCAGCATAACCAGCTGGAGTTGCAGGCATTGTTGAAAACACAGGAATACTTGTCTTTGCATTCTCCCCATAAAAAACACTATAACCCTTTGTAAGTTCGTTTTGTTCAAGCGCAGAAGTTATAATCTCACCAATAACATTAACAGCACCAGTGCCGTTCAAAGTTATTGCTCTCTTTTCTCTCATTGCTTGTGCAATTGCTTCAAACCCTTCTATTTGCTTCGGGGTTTCAAAAGGAACACTTCTAAGTTCCTCTTGCATTTCTTTAACTCTTTTTTCAACCTTAAAAGTTTCAACCTGTTTTTCAAGTTGTTCAAATTCTTGTCTTTCTGCTTCATTGAGACCTCTGTTTTCCTTTTTTGCAGTCTCAACAATTTCTTCCATTCTTTTAATTATCTTTTCCATTTAAAAACTCCTTATTATTTTTATTTTATATTCAAACAACTCAATGTCTCCCAAGCTTTTTTCTTCTGGCTTTGTTGCTTCTGCAGACAAAGTTTTTTGCTCTTCAACATCTTTGTTGTTAGGAATATCAACTTCATTTATATGTTTTTTTAATTCTTCAAAAGTCTTTTTTTTATCTTCATCATTTAATTTTTCAAAAGTGGATATTATATTCCTCTGCTCCGCAAAACTGTTTGTAGTTGCATATGCAGGAAAAACAACACCAAAAGAGACCTCATATAATTTAACTTCTTTTAACTCTCGCAAACTATTATCTTTATTCCAAATCTCCTTTATTGCACTAAATCCAAAACTTAATCCCCATACATCTTTTCTTAAAACCTGTTCATATAAATCCCTGGCAAAACTTACATTCTCATTTATTAAAACCCGCATTTCAAGTTCATCTTCTTTATCAATAAAAATTAAAGTCCCTGCTTTGGAATTACCAAGAGAACAATCTGTATTGTGATTTATTAATGCAAAAATATTATTCTCATTAATTGTCTTTGTAAAACAGCCCTTCCTTATGACTTCCTTCCAACCACCCAGGTCTTCACTGTACACATCGTAAGGAATTGTGCCCACCAGGTATTTTTTCCCTTCCTCTTCTAAAGTTCGTAGTTCAAGTTTCCTTAATTCAAAGTTTTCAACTTCCCTCTTTTTAGTCAATTTTACTCTCCTCTAATTTTTTTTGTTTTAATTTACTCGTAGAACCCCAGCTCTCAAAAACATCGTCTCTTACAAGTCCAATTCCAACAATAAAGTTAGTGTCCGCAGAGTTTATATTTAATGCATTATAATTTAATTTTTGTCTCGCCTCGTTGATACTTATTATTCCATTTTTAACTTGCTCAATTGTCATATTTGAAAGTGATTTAATGTCCGTACTCAAGAGCTCTGCATAATCAAATTCAAAAAAATAAACACCAGCCTCATTCTCAGGTAATAAAAAATATGTAAAGTACTCTGCAATTCTGTCAGTATATTGATTTAAACAAGTTGTTATAAAAAACTGATTAAATTGCTCAAAAGAATTATATTTATTTTCTCCTACCAAAAGTTGGTAGGGCACATTGAAATAATTGCAAATCTGCTTGTCAACAAACTCCCTGTTTTTATAAAGTTCGTCCGTGTTGTTTTCAGTCTTTAAAGACTCCATTTTTATCCCAGCATACTCAATAATTGGTTTTCCTAAGTTCGCCCCAGACAATAAATAGCTAAAAAAATCAAGGAGCTCCCGTACCTTTGCAGTATCTAAATTTTTATAATCACTTTCATTTAAATTTAATTTTAATTTGCTTAAAAACCCGTTATCAAAAACAAATCTTAAAAAGTTCTGCATTTGATTACTGGTCATTATACTCTCTTGTGCATACTTTAAAACTCCCTTCCCTTCAACTCCATCATATCCAAGGGAAGAAGGAATATGAACAATGTCATTTTGGGTATAGACTCTATCTTTTATTCTAAAAACCTTCTCAAACCCTCTTGTTTCAATTTTAACAATAGAAGGATCAATTCGCACAAGTTGACTAATTTTATTATTTGTTTTTATTTTATAAATAAAACAATTCCCTTTTAAAATTAAATCCTGCACAATTAAACTATAAAAAACACTTGAGGGCTCATTTAAATTCGGTCTGTATTTAACAACTCTATATAAATCATGCCACCCAGCTATTTTTTTATTCCCTTTATTATCCCTTGTATAAAGAATTAATGGCAAACTTGAAACAATGTTGCTAATTAATTGAGTGCAAAAAACAACAACATTGTTTGTCTCATTTAATCCGCTCCATAAATTGTTCAGCTTCAATATTTCTGTTGGAATTTGAATGCTTCTTTTTTCCTTCTTTTTAAATAAACTCAAATTTATTTCCTCTTTTAATTATTTTTATTCCCTTCCATATATAGATAAAAAGCTCCTTTTTTAAAGACAAAAATTGCCTCCTTTTCTTGTTGTATTAAAGGAAATATCCATATCACAAAAAGTGCAAAAAGTGTAAAAAATTAAAAAGAGCTAAAAATAAATACTTTTTAATTGACTAATTAAATTATCCACATTCACCTCATTCCCCTGTTTTAATTTTTTAAAGTTCTTATCCATTAAGTGTTTTTTTATTCCAATTAATGCCATTAAACTACTCATACAAGTATCAATCTTTTTTTCACTTTGTTTATTCTCTTTATTTAATTTCTCAAGATTGTTGGTAGAATAAATCCTGCAGTTTTGTAGTTGCCAAATTGCACATTTATTTCCGTCAATAATCTTTTCATTCTCCAAGAGCTCTCTATAATCTTTTGTATATTCACTAATGGACAGAAGATTCTGTTTAACAACAATTGGAACAACGCTCTTGCCCAAAACATCAATAAAATCAACACTCCCATATTCATCAAAATAAAATTCAGGTCGTTTTTTACCACAATATTTTTTTATATTCTCTAAAAGAATATATAAAACAAGTTGCTTGTCTATATAATTTCCCTCACACTCTATTATTTCGTTGTCTCTTTTAAAATTATCGTATAAACTTCTAATCGCCTCCGTTCTCCGCCACAATTCCGTTGAACTCGTAAAAATAAAGTGCTTTAAATAAATCTTATCAATTTGTTCAATATAAAATGCAAATGTAATAGAGGTCAAATCCCTTCTGTCAGAAAAATCGGCTCCAATGCTCACCCTACAGGTTTTTAAAAGTTCATCATTTATTAAGTGTTTATATTTTTCATAGTTTTGCACACATTTTGATATAATGTCAAAACTAACAAATTCATTTGCACTCCCCAAAACCCACCTGTTTAAGTTCTTTGTTTGAAAACTATTTAACATCTCTTTTTTATTCTCTGCCTCAACTCGCATCTTTTTTAAAATATCAAGATTAACAAAGTGGGCAGGATTTGCTTTTATATAACATTTCTCGTCTCTATAATCATCGTGTTTATCAATCTCGTAAAGTATAGAAAAATAATTCTCGTCTTTAACAATATTGTTTAAAATCTGGCAGGAATAATTGTATTCAACTCTCCCAGGAGCATTCTCATTTATAAAGTTCGCAGTCGTTATCATAAATAACAAACTGTTAACCCTTTTGTGCATTGCAGTTGTAAACATATTTAATAAATTATAATCCTCCATCGCAGAAACTTCATCCGCAACAACCATAGAAGGATTAAAACCATCAAATCCTTTAAAAGTTTTTGAAAGAGGACGATATATACTAACTTTTATTTTATTTTCAATACTGTGAGAATAAATTGTAAAAATTCTTTGGAGAGTCTCGTCCTTTAAAATAAAGTTTTTAATATAATTGTAAATTATTGCACTCTGAGAGTAGTTCGTTGCAATGGAATAAACCTGGGCGCCAGCCTCTACCAACATATTTGCAAGGACAATTGCAGACGCCAAAGGAGACTTCCCGTTCCCTCTGGCAACAAAAACAAATGCTTTTTTAAATCTTCTGTTGCCCTCTTTTGTTTTCCAACCAAAAATGTTTGCAACAATAAAAGACTGCCAATCCTCTAAAATAAAATTTTTATCCAAATAATCTTGTTCGGTAAATTTTAAGGTCTCAATAAAAGAAATTATTTTATCCGCCTCTTGTTCATTAAAAATAAATTCTTTTTTTTCAAGATCCCTTGCAAATCTTAAAACCGCTTTATATGTCATATCACAAACAACAATCTTTTTTTTCAAAACATCATCAACATATTTGTAATATTTTTTCATTAATTATTCCTTTAACAATTCTATTGCCTCAGCATTTTTGTCCGCCTTTCTTTCTGCTTCTTGAAGGTCAAGTATTGCCTTCATTCGGCTTGCTGGAGACACAAAAAAATCCTTTAACATTTTAAAACACTCATTTATTAATTCCCTATAAACCCTTATCTTTTTTATATAGTCCTCATCCTCTGGCTTCACAGTATTCTTTATTTTTATTCCCTCATCATAAAGGTCAAATGCAGTATAAAATTGCATACTATCAATTTCATATAAAACCCCGAGCAACTTTAACTCGTTTCGTATAACTTTAAAATAAGTCTTCGTGTCCTCCAGCCACTCTTCCTTTGGAAGAATTTCATTTTTTTGTGTAAGATTATCAACGGCCTTTGGTTTGCCCCGCAGTTTGTCTCGCCGACATTCTTCACTGGACTTTTGCACCGCCCGCAATGCTCTTTTATCAACCATTTTTATTTTTTCTCCTTTTTTTTGTTATAATTTTGCCATTTTAGCCTAATTAAATTAGTCTAATTAAATTAGTTTCATTATATTTTAAACCTAATTTAATTAGCCATTGCATCCCCCAGCCTAATTAAATTAGGCACCCCGATATTGTGTATTTGGCTCAAGGGGGTGGGAAAAGGGGAATGGAACGCATTTTTAAGGGGATGCCTCCCCCCCCTATTCATCATTTATATATTATTATATTTTGTATTATTATTTATTGCACTACATTTAACACAACTCCGATCAGCAGGGGGGTGTGAGAACTTTATTTCTTTATAAAAAACAAATCCTCACACCCCACCGCTCTCTTAAACAACTTTTCTTTTTTGAATATTGGTAAGTCTTTTATGACACTTTTTGCACACAACCAATAAATTATTTAAATCTAAAAACAAACTCTCATCACCTTTTGGCTTCACAATATGATGCACCTCTAAATTTTTTGTGCTCCCACAAATTTGACAGCGGGTATAAACTTCAAATAAATGTTTCTTTATTTTTCTGTACCTATTATCTCGCCTCAATTCTCTATTTACACCATACTTTGGATTTTTACTCATTTTATAAAAATTATCCAACTCCCTTTTTCTTCGCACCTCTGCCTTCCTCATTTCCTCTTGAACTCCAAACTCTTTGTGCTTTTCACAAAATCCTTCTTCAACGAGGTTTCTACATCCTGGGTATTTACATAGTTTCATTTTTTATTCCTTTAATTATTTTTTTTGCTTTAATATAGTTCTTTGTTTTTTTATTATAATCTTCTTTATTCAATATATAAAGAGCAGGGGACACAATACTATAATTAAAGTCTGGACTTTGACAAAGGGAATTTAAACTCTTTATTATTTCATTAAACCTTTTTTGATTAGTTATTTCAAACTTATATTTATACCTAATCGTTCTAATAAAGTCTGGTTTTATTAAATCAAAAACACTCAAGTATTTAAATCTATATTTATTTTCCACAGCATAAATATAAAACTCGGCGAGGAAGTCCTCTGCCTCCAGAGTGCTCTCAAACTCCCTCAAAAAACAATGATAAATTTTGTCGGCAAACTTTAAAATCTCATTATAATTCTTTGTAAAAAATTCATCAATTTCTTTTTGTTTCATTTTTTTTGTCCTCTTTTATTATCTCTTCAGCTGTTTTGAACAACCAATTTAAATAATCACTAACATTCTGTGCGTTTGTTCTTTCACAAATTTCCTTTAACTCTTTTATTGCTAAAAACTTTTTGTTAATATAGCGTGTAAGGAGAATAACATAAACACAAACGCAGACAAAAATAAAGAGATTTAATATTAATAAAGTTTGAATATAAAAAAGAACCTCATTTAAAATTCCTTCCATTTTCTCTTCCCTTCCTTTTCCTTTATTTTATTTAAATAATCTGCGGTGGGGTGTGAGAACTTTATTTCTTTATAAAAAACAAATCCTCACACCCCCCTGCGCCCCCTACGCACCAATGCGTTCTCTTGCTACTGCGCACAACTCGTCAATTTCTTTTGCAAGTTCTTTTTCACTAAGTCTATCTTTTATATTATTTTCAACCTCTTTAAAATCAAAAAGTTTTATATAAAAGTTTAAAACACCCACATAAATCTCCTGCCCGTCTTTTTTAAATCTTTTGGAACATATTAAACTCTCCAGTGCTTCTTTTGACAACAATGTTTTTTGTAATAAAAATTCAACAAGTTGCTTTTTATTAAATTCCTTGTTTTTTTCATTTTCTAAAATTAATTTTATCACCTTTTCAAGTTCATAATATGTTGTATAAATATTTTGTTTTGTTTGTTCACCAACTTTTTCGTACTCTTTTTTCCACTCTTTATTTATATTAAAAGTTATAAAAATTTTTGAGAGTCTTATATTTGTCATAAATTCTTTCCACCTGTTATTTGGAGCGAAGATGTGATCAATAAAAAACATAAAATTGTTTTGATAAATATCTAAATTTATATATTTTAATAATTGTAAAAATTTACTCAAGTAGGTTGCTAAAATTGTTCCATAGTCTGGGTTGTCTATAAACTCCTGCATTTCATCCTTATCAATTTCTGCCTCTCCAGGTAAAATATAATTTTCATATTTATAATGAGCGTTTTTTATTAAATTTAACTTTGCCAGGGCGTGAAGAATTGAAGGATTCCTTTTTAAATAATTTTTTATTTGTTCTTTTGCAATTTTTTTTGCAGTCTTTATTTTATCATCAATATCAGAAGGATCTATATTCTCCCCGTTTATTTCAATTATTTCCATATCTTTAAAAAACCATTGCAGAGTCTTTGAGGCATAAACTGCATATTGTTCAAAAAGGTCTTGCTTTAAAAGTTCATTATTAACATTTAATTTATAATTGCTCTTTTTATAATTGGCTCCAATATATCTTAAAGGGTGAAGAATCTTTAAAAAAGACCTAACTCTTGTTTCATCAACAAAAATTTCACAAATATCAGAGACAAAGGAAGTGGGATTTAAAAAGTTTTGTTCTAATTCATTAATTATTCCTTGAACTCTTTTTATAATATTTTCATAAATTTTAACAAAATTAGAGCCAGCAATTGCTTCCATTTTTTTGTTATTAAAAATATATACAGAATTAACTCCCTTTCTAAATCTTGCAATTGATTGTTTTATTGTTGAAATATTAAAATGATGAGGATTGGAAGAATAAATATAACAATTATCAATATTATTATTATTAATATTAATTCCATCAGAGAGAACAATGGTGGTTAAAATAAATTCATATTTTCCACTAAATCTCTGGTTTTGAATAATATATTGATACTCCTCTTTACTGTTCTCATCTATTCCAAGTTTTTGTTCTTTACTACAAATTGTTGTTGCTTTAAATCCCCGAGCCTCTATAATCTTTTTCATTTCCCACAGGAGCATTCTGGAGTGGCAGAAGACAACATCAATATTCCCTGGTTTATGGTTCTGTAATATAAAATCTAATTTAATATCATCATTGGAGATTTTTGTTTTGCTCTTGTCATTATTAATAACAACTTTATAAATTGATTTATAATTTCTGGGCTGTTTGGTTTTTATTTCAACATTAAAAGTCTCTTTTTTATAATTTAAAAAAACTATCTCGGGAGTTGCGGTAAGACAAATTAAGGTCTTTTGGAAATCGTTAACAAGGGAAACAATTTTATTTATTGCAGTAAATCTAAAAGACTTCTGCATTATTATATTGTGGTACTCATCTATAATAAAATAATCAAATTCATTAAATTCGCAGGGGATTATTTTTGCAATGGAATCGTAGGTACTTATAACTATTCTCTTGCGGGAAAAGTAAGTTTTGCCTTCGTATAAAAAACAAAACTGCCTGTCATTTGCAAAATGTTTTTCTAATTGTTCAACTTGAGCTCTGTAAGGAAATATAAATAAAAATTTGCTTTTACCTTCTTTAATTGCATAATCTATAAAAGAGGTTGTCTTTCCTGTTCCAGTGTTTGCTTTAATCTGTATTATTTTTTTTTCTAAACTTTCTGCCTTCTTTAAAATGTTTTCTACAACGGAGACTGTTATATAGTCCCCATCAACATTGACCTTTTCATAAGTTTGATCAACAACAACTCTACTTTTTGGTTTAAAAGGTAAAAATAAAATTCTTTCAAGGTCGCACAATTCTTTAACAACATCATCAACCTTCTTCTCTTTAAAAACAGGGTGATTTTTAAAATAAGTTAAAAAATTATATTTTTTCCCTGTGTGAAAATCAACAACAACTCCAGTTGTTTTATACACTGCGGAGCCGTGGTGGTTGCCGTCTTCCTCTAATAAACTAAAGAAGGAATAATAATTTGTGTACTCTTTTGTGTCAATACCTAAATAAGCAAGAAACTTTGGAATTCCAATATTCTTTAAAATAAAATCAGAATAATATTTTATTCTATCACTCGTATCTATAACAATATTCTGAGCATTAACTTTTTCATTTTTATTATTAATTCCAGGAGCGGTCTTTATACAGAACATATTGTTAAATGCCTCTAAAATTGGCTTTATTTTAACTTCCTGGGCATCCCTGTAAAAGTCTACAAAATCCTGGAATTCACTTTTGATGTGCGGATTGTTTGTGCAGACAATTCTATAATTTAAAACTTCTATTAATTTCTCTGTTGCAGTTCTATAAATTATTTTGGAGGAGAGAGGCTGGGCTTTAAAATAAATATGAAGTCCCCTGTTTTTAGAATATTCTATGAATGCATTTGAAAGGTCAACATTGTCAATTATCATTTGCAATGTATAATCCCGTTCAAAACAGTCTTCGTCTTTTATATCAATATCTATTGCAACCAGCCCAGCTTTCTGGAGGTCTATTTCAACAGCGCTTGCTTTTGTATAATCTACATACGCCATACTTTCATATGGAGTGGCATATTTCCTATCTCCTGTGATTGGTTTTACAAAAGGAAGCCCTTTAAAATTTGAATAATCTTTCATTTCTCTCTCCTTAATGATATTTTACCATACTTTATAAAATCTGTCGTTTTACTTTATATTAAAAACAGCACTTCAAAACTTCTTTTTATTTTATATTAAAAACAGCCACTTAAATTTTATCACCAAATTCTCATATTCACTAACTCATTTAGATTCATTAATTTGCAAACCTTAATTCCGTTTTTTATATTATATTTTAATTCAATTTTTTTTATTTTCCCTTTTAAACATTCTTTTGTTATTTCAAAATATGTTGGGGGTACTTTTAACTTGTTAGTTAAAAATTCATAAACTTCTTTGTTATATTCTGGATCTATGTGCTCGTTTAATTGAACTAAAATAAAACGTCTGTTTCCGCCGTCTTCTGCATTTAACTGCATAACGTCTTCACCTATAATTTCCAAATCTACAAAAAAATCTAAAATAATGTCTTCTTCATTTGGTTTTGTAGCGAATAATATTAAACTTTTTTTATCTGTTGCAAATTCCTCAACATTAAATTTCACCTCATTTTTTCCATAAGCAAAAAGATATTTATTTTCTGTTAAATTGTCTAAATTCTTTATTTTTTTTTGTAATATAAAATTTCTTGTTCCAAACACTTCGTTCATCATAAGTTTTAATAAAGAACATTTACTCTCATCAACAGTAATAAAAATAAGTCCATCCTCTTTTAATAATAATTTTGCTATAAAAAGATGTGGATACATAAAAGAAAGCCAGGCAGAGTCAGACAACTCTTTTGCTTCAATATTCTGTTGAACTCGCTCTGCTTCTTCTTCAGAAATATTAAAAGTTTGTTTTATTTTTTCTAAAGAAAAATTGTCTTCATCATAATAAAAATATTTTGATTTTGTGTTGTTCGGAGGATTAATATAAATCATTTTTATTGCTTTAAAAAAATCCCCTAAAAGATGTTTTAATGCCTCTAAATTTTCACCCTGTATTAATAAATTTTTTGATTCAGAATTAACTTCCCCAATTTCCCAATTGGAATCAAACGACATTATTGTGTGCAAGGGCTCATTTACTTTGTTCCTTATAAAAGACTTTCCCAACCAGTTCATTTCATATCTTTCTAACATCTTCTCCTTCCTTTGTTTTTAATATTTTAAATCCATTCTTTATATTATATTCAGCCTCAATTTTTTTTATTACTTTTTTTAGTCGTTCTTTTGCTATCTCAAAAATGTTTGGAGAAACTTTTAACTCGTTGGTCAAATAATCATAAATATTTTTATCTCTTTGTGGATCCACGGGCTCATCAAGCTGAACAAGAATATATTTTCTGTTTCCACCGTCTTCTGCATTAATCTGCATAACGGCATCTCCTGTCGTGCCACTTCCAGCAAAAAAGTCTAAAATAATATCATTATTATAAACTTCTGTTGCTAAATTAATACACCATTTTATTAACGATGTTGGTTTTGGATTATCAAAAAATCCTTTATTACAAAAAAGTTCATTAAATCTTTTTGTGCCCTCTGCATTATAAAAATTATCTAAAAACATTTTTTCTTTTTGGTATTTATTTTGGTCTTCATTTATATCAAAATATTTTTTTATATAAACTTTTCCATCAACAACAATTAAATCTTGTTTGTTTTCATTAAACTTTTTTTTACTCCACATCCAACAACCATCTTTTCCTTGTTTTTTTTCTGGTAATATTTCTACTGCTTTCTCTTCTATTTTTTCTAAAGACAAACTTCCATCTGATAATTGATAAATTGGATACCACAAATTTGGTCTTGCTTCTTTAAAGCCATTTTTACCAATATCTTGTAAAGAAATTAAATTATATTTTCCTTTTTCATCTTCAAATGGGTACTTTTTTTCTCCAACTTTTTTTAAATTAAACTTTCCTATTCTTTTATTTTTAAAATAAATTATCAAAAAATCATTTATTTTTTGTAAATTTGAATCACTTTGCACTACAACTGATCCTTTTGTTTTACGAGGCACAATTCCTACAAAATTTTCCTCTCCATATATTTCATCCATAATTAATTTTAATTGTGCTACTTCGTTATCGTCAATAGAAACAAATATAACTCCATCGTCTCTTAAAAGTTGTTTTGCTAAAAAAAGTCTGGGATACATAAAAGACAACCAAGCAGAGTGAAACAATGATTCCGTTCCTATTGTTTTTAAAACTTGTTTTGCTTCTTTAAAAGAATCACCAAAAATTTCTTTTAATTCTTCTAAAGAATGTTTTCTATTATCATTATAAAGGAGGTCTTTTGACTTCGTGTTGTATGGTGGATCAATATAAATCATTTTTATTTTTTCTTTATAGTCCTTTAAAAGGTGCTTTAGCACCTCTAAATTGTCTCCTTGAATTAAAAGGTTTTGGGAATTTAAATTTTCTTCTTTGGAGTTAAATTCTTTATCTTCCTCCAAAACAGTTTTTAAAGGAGCTTCAATTTGTGCTTTTACTTGTTCTTTTCCCAACCAACATAGCTCATAAATTTTATTGTTCATTTGTTGTCCTTTAAATAAACATTTCTTTTGTTAACTTCATCCCAGGGCAAGTCTTTGTTGACCATTCCCTGTGAAAATATAAAGTGTCCGTTGCATATGTTTTTTTTAACTGTTCAATCAATTTTTTTGTTGTCTGCAATTGCTCGGGAGTTATTTCATCTTCATCAAAGTTGCCAATCATACAAATTGCAACAGCATTTTTATTCCTTCCTGGAATGCTTGCGGGCAACTCATTAATGTTTCTGCCTTCTTTAACAAACCCATCAGGAAAAACAATAAAGTGGTACGCAATGTCTTTCCATTTGTTGTTGTTAATGTGATAATTTTTAATCCAATCAAATAAATATTGGTAATTTGGGTGCCCATTAATTATTTTAAAATCATTATAATTGGGCTTCCAAGAGTGGTGCAGGTGAATCTCTGTTATTCTTCTCATTTTTTATCTCCCTATTAATTTTAATATTAAATCGTCTAAAAGTTTGTAGTGATTTAATAGCCAAATAAAAAACCCATTTAAAAGGGCAAATATAATTAAAAATTCAATCAACATAATTTTAATTATATTGGCAAGCCGTTTTGTCTTCTGTTGTAAATTTTTAAACCACATTTTTATCTTCATTTTTTTCCTCCTTAAAAAAAGTTAAAAATATTGCTTTTATTAATTCATTTGTTTCTCTAACAATTCTGGGTTGTTTTTTATTATAGACATCCAAAACAATGTCAATTATTTTACTATAATAAAAATTAAAATATATTTTTAATTCATTTTTTATTTCATTTTTTATATTACATTCTAATAAAAAAAACTGGTGAATATTTTTCTTTAAAATAACTTTTATATCATCTAAATTGTCCTTCTGTGTTTCAAAGTCTAATAAAAAAATAAGATTATTTAAAATTGTATCACAAATTGCTCCAACAATTTTTATCTCTGGACGGTCTTTATATAGTTCATAATAATAATTATAAAATTGAAGGACATTATGAATAAAACTGGCAACATCTTTGTCTACATCAAGCTCGTGTTTTATTTTTTTTACATCTTGTTCAATGCTCTCAAATCGTTTGTCTATTTTACTATCAAGACGCTTTGTTATTAAAAACACAAGCAAGGGAGTTAAAATTATTGTTGTAATTTGTTTAATTATTTCAATTATTTCTGCCATTTAAAATCCTTTAAACCGTGTGGTACTCTTGATCATCTATTGGAGGCTTTTCTGTATATTCTTCTAAAATTGTAATATACCATTCCCCATCTCTTTGCTCTGCTTCAATTATCTGCCAGTTTGTTATATTACAAACAGAAACATCTTCAGTTTCCAATGCTTTAATTTCTGGTAAACAAAAATCAATACCATTTATTTTGATATTGTTTTCATCTAACTTTTCAAACTGTAACTCTCTATGTGATAATATTGGTGAATACTTTACTTTCATTTTTACCTCCTTTTATAAAGTATAATACCCTATCGCTATCCAGGCAAGATCTGTGTCTGTTCCAGACGCTCTACTTACAACATCAATAATTCTGGCAGTAAAACCAGTGCTAGATGCATTAGCCACCAATGTTCCCCAGCTCGCTCCAGTTCCCCAACTAAAACATCCAATGTGCGCGGCAATTGGATAACTGTTACTAAAAGATGCTGGAAAAGTAATTGCCTTATACCCCTGATAAAGACTTCCATATGTATTGGAACAAGATATGTCGTTCCTTGTTTCTTTATTCCAACAAATTTGAAGTCCTTTTGTTCCGTCATAACCAAATCTCACATAATACCCATTGCTATTACTGTCTTTAACAACAATACCAGCCCCCAGTTGTTGTGTTAATTCTGATATTGTCCAGTTTCCTAAAGTATAATATCTTCTTTCAAGAAGAATCATTGTGTTGCTGGATTTGTATGTGTTGGTTTGTGATAAAATGTTTTTTGAATCCACAGGAGTTAAATCGTTTATAACAACAAATGTTTTGCTGGGTATATTATATAATAATTGAAAATATTTATCATTAATATAATCAAAAACAACAAGGTTAATATAATTACTTTTAGATATTTCTGCCGCCGATACAATTTGTTGTTGTTCTGAAACCCCTAAAAGTTTATGAGATAAATTACCGTTCTCTGCGTCTGAAATATCTAAAACAATTAAACTGTTAGAAGGAGAGAAGTCGCTGTTTAACATTTGAATGATTATATAGTTTTTTGTTTGAACTGCAGTATAACCATAATTACAAGTAAATTCCGTCCCATATGTTAAATCTATATTACTTCCATAAAC